TCCAAAAAATGCCCCGGCGGTATATTTGGGAAAAACACTTTAACTTTTTGGGGTTAAAACTTAGGTCAAAGGAGCTCGAACTCTTTTGAAAGTGAAAGGAGGTCGCGTGCCAGCGAGAAAAAGGAGCTCGAAACCTAAGCGTACTCGCCGTAAACCCGCGACAACTCCTGAGGGCCGCGAGAATGAGCTGGTTTCTCAAGCTACTGATCTCGCCGAAAGGCAAATTGCTGAAGGAACTGCCTCGTCTCAAGTCATTACACACTTTCTCAAGCTGGGTTCGACTCGAGAACGGCTCGAACAACAGAGACTTGAGCATGAGAACGAACTGACACGAGTGAAAATCGAAGCTCTCGAATCTCAGAAGCGTGTAGAGGAGCTGTATATGGAGGCACTCACCGCTATGCGTACATATTCCGGAGAATTGCCACCACCAGAGTCCGATGGCGAAGATTCGCACTTATAAGGAGCTTTCTCAACTAGAAACCTTTGAGGAACGATTCGAGTATCTCAAACTGAGTGATGTTGTGGGAGAGAGAACCATTGGCTTTGACCGATGGATCACACAAGGATTTTATCACTCAGGAGAGTGGCGAATTGTTAAAAAACACGTCATAGCTCGGGACAATGGCTGCGATTTGGGTGTTCCAGGCTACGAATTGTATCAAGAACTGTTGGTTCACCATATGAACCCTATGGCGGTACTTGATGTGGTCCATGGGAACGATTGGATTCTCAATCCTGATTTTCTCATAACGACATCATTAAGAACGCATAATGCCATCCACTATGGTGACGCATCTCAACTTCCTAAAGGTCTAATCGAAAGAAAACGAGGTGATACAAAACTCTGGTAGGGAGATAACATGCATCCAGTCGATTTCGCAAAGAAACGTCCTGCTGAAACGGCGATGCCACTTGCTACTGTGCTCGCCGCATTGATCGCGAAGGCGCTTGGGGTCGAAGATACAGATACAATCCTTTACATTGCCCTGGCTTTGTCGTTCATACCCGCTGTAGTGACTTGGATCACCGACATGGTCAGGGGAAGGTCTGATGCACCTACTTCTCAGCCTTCTAGCACTGGATCATCCTGATTGGACGATTCCGTGGGCAGGAATAGGCGCTTTTTTGCTGGGATTTGGTTCGGCTTTAAGTGGCACAGCTGCACTAATCACAGCGAGGAGGAAGGGACGAGATGAAGGCAGCTCTTCTACTGACAGTAGGTCTGATGGCGGCAGCGGGGAGCGGGTATCTGACATCGGTAGCGCTAAGTCAAAACGGGTCGGAGCCTCTGAGGACAGTAACAGTTGACGTTGGCACCGGAGCACAAGGACCTCCAGGCAAGCCCGGACCGCCAGGTGAGCAAGGACCACCCGGTGCACAAGGGCCTACTGGAGAACAAGGTCCTATTGGTGAACAAGGACCTCCGGGAGAACGAGGTCCATCTGGACCGCCCGGACCTCCTGGGCCTCCTGGTGGTGGGCCGTGTGAAGGTGCTCCAGAAGGATACGCTCCTGGCATTTTACAGATAAATGGAGCAGGAGGACACGTTCGTATTTACACCTGTATCGAACCGAAAGGAAAGTGATGCCTGAAACGGGTGAAGATGTGACTCCGGATAAGGTTTCAGGAGTAGATGCCGATGAATCCGAGACTCGTGCGGTTGTAATCGACAAAGAGCTGATCATCGAAGCAGGTGGAGAGTCTCCGCGACCAGAACCAAAGGAGACTGACGATGGCAGCTCCTAATGTACGTTTTTCCAGGGATATTACAGTCGGTTGTCGAGGTAAAGATGTAACTGCTCACAAACGTGCGATCTCGAGAGCTGTTCCTGCACGTTATCCGTGGCATGACTTCAGCGATTACTGCGGAATTCCATTCATGCAGGCTGTTCAGGAGTGGAAACGCAGTAAGAACATGAATTCTATTCCGCGGATCGGCCTTACGGCGCATAATGTCCTCGAGCGAACGCATAAGAAGGAATCACAGGAGTGGGCCTTCGATCCGGTCGCGATCAAGATGTGTGCGGACTACTACGAGGATCATCACGTCGATCCCGACAAGACAAAGCGCGAAAAGGGAGTATCGGCAGGATTCTTCTGGTACTCACATCGCTCTCAGATCGCATATTCGCAGTACAGGCCGTTCTCACTCGGCAAACCACCATGGGTTCCGAGTCGATGGGACTGCTCGGCGTTTGCCACAGCGTGTTTCTATGCTGCTGGCGCGAAGGATCCAAACGGTCGCGGCTTCGACCATCAAGGCTACACCGGAACGCTGATCGAGCATGGCGTTCGAGTTGGTAGTGTCGGCGATCTGCAGAAGCTCGACTTGATTTTCTACGGTCACAGTCGTCCTACGGCAGGTTTCGCAAGTGGTGCACCGACACATGTTGCTGTTTATGTAGGCGTGATCAATGGGACTCCGATGGTGCTCTCGCACGGACACTATCCGATGAGCTACTACGCCTACAACTATCGAAGCGACATTCATTCGTATCGTCATTACCCGGTATGATGACCGCGGAAGAGCTAGCCAAGTTCTTTCATGAAACGTATGAAGAACTTGCTCCAAATTATGGCTATACAACACGCAGATCATCGGCGGTTCCATGGGAAGATGTTCCTGAACCGAACAAGAGTCTGATGATTGCTGTTGCCAAACGAGTATTGGAGAAAATCGAAGCGCTAAAGGAGGAAGAATGAACGAGACCACCGAGCCCACCGAGCCAATGCCAGAGCCAGAGCCGGAGGAGCCGACAGAGCCAGCAGAAGAGGGCGAGAAGTACGATGGCGGCGAGATTCCACCGAGCGAAGCAACAAACGGCGAAGAATAACCTAACAAAAAGCGGGTGAAGTAGATGGAACAGAGTATTCTTACTAGCACTAAGAAGATCCTGGGAATTGCCGAAGATTACACTGTATTTGATCTAGATATTATTACGCATATTAACACAGCATTCTCTACTCTCACCCAGCTGGGCGTTGGACCAGCCGACGGTTTTATGATTGAGGATGCCTCTGCGCTTTGGACTGATTTTGATCCGATCGACGACAATGTGAACTACAATTCAGTTCGATCGTACGTTTTTCTCAAGACGAAGCAGCTCTTCGATCCTCCAACAACGTCATATCTAATTGATGCGACGCAAAAGCAGATCGAGGAGCTGGAATGGCGCCTAAATGTGCAGCGGGAGCACACGCATTACGAGGATCCCGACCCCGTAGACTACTACATCGAAGATGTCTTCCAAGGATCTATTGTGGAGGTGAGCGGTGGACAGAGAAAGCTCATTGGAGGCCCAGAAACGTAAGGACAGTGAGCGAGAAGAAGCTCGTGTAGCTAGACAGCAGCGATTCGGACGAGATCCATCAGAAAGCGCAGTCGAGGCTCGTCAGGCCAGGTCAGAACGGCTTGGCCATGAGATCGAAGATGCACCGAAGCCGAAGGCAAAGGCAAAAGCAAAGCCGAAGGAAGAGAAGACCGAAGAACCAGTGACGGAATAGGGGGCAAGATGTCCCTTAAAGATGTAATTCTCGAGCATCACGGCGTTAAAGGGATGAAATGGGGCCTTCGACGAAAGGCTACGGTTGGTCCACAAGAAGTAATCGTTCGAGATAATCGAAAGAAGCTAAAAACTTCTGGTGGCGAAGGACATCCAGCTCACCCAGACGCCGTTCGTGCTCGTACGATCGGACAGATCGGCAAGAAGAGTGGAGCGAAAGCTCTTTCGAACAAGGATTTGGAAGCGTATACGAAACGTCTGAACATGGAAGCTCAAGTCAAGCGGCTCAATTACAACGAAGCGAATCCAGCTAAGAAAGCCGCTCTTACAATTCTTGGTCAGACGGGTAAGAACGCAGTTAACGGAGTTGCTCAAGAAGCCGCAACAAGACAAGTACGTAGAGGATTCGTGAAAGCGGGACTTCTAGCGGCAGCAGCTTAGGAGATAGCATGGGCTTGTCAAATACTGCGGTGCCGATCTACTACGGCCAATTTCGGGAAGCGGTACTACAAGGTCGGATACCTGTAAACCGCGAAATCTCCATGGAGATGAATCGGATTGATGCGCTCATCGCCAATCCTAACATGTTTTACGATGACGAATCTGTCGAGGGATTCATCCGTTACTGCGAGGGAGAATTAACTTTAACGGATGGTTCAGATCTTCATCTTCTTGAATCATTCAAGCTCTGGGCCGAACAAATCTTTGGTTGGTACTACTTCGTTGAGCGCAGTGTCTATGTGCCAACCAAGGATAACCATGGGGGTCACTACGAGAAACGGGTCATTCGTAAAAGGCTGACTCTAAAGCAGTATCTAATCGTTGCGCGTGGAGCAGCCAAATCGATGTACGCCTTTTTGATTCACAGCTTTTTCCTAAATGTCGATACGTCGACCACGCATCAGATCAACACGGCTCCAACAATGAAGCAGGCCGAGGAGGTGCTCTCACCATTCCGTACCTCCATCACGCGTGCACGCGGGCCTCTGTTCAAGTTCCTCACCGAAGGGTCTCTTCAAAACACAACGGGCTCTAAAGCAAATCGGGTGAAGCTCGCCTCGACCAAGAAGGGAATCGAGAACTTCCTTACTGGATCGATACTCGAGATTCGCCCGATGGCCATTAACAAGTTGCAGGGATTGCGTCCTAAGATCTCTACAATTGATGAATGGCTATCCGGTGACCTTCGAGAGGATGTTGTAGGTGCGGTTGAGCAGGGAGCCTCCAAGCTGGAGGACTATCTGATCGTGGCTATCAGCTCAGAAGGAACTGTCCGAGCCGGTTCAGGTGACACTATCAAAATGGAGCTTATGGACATCCTTAAGGGCGAGTACCTTGCTCCGCATGTTTCGATCTGGCATTACAAATTAGACGAGATCGAAGAAGTGGCAGATCCTGCGATGTGGGTCAAGGCGAATCCGAATCTAGGAGCGACGGTTTCGTATGAAACTTATCAGCTTGATGTTGAACGGGCTGAGAAAGCTCCAGCCTCACGAAATGACATCCTCGCAAAGCGGTTTGGTATTCCGATGGAGGGCTACACGTACTTCTTCACGTATGAAGAAACCCTCCCCCATCGCGCGCGCGAGTTCTGGCAAATGGCATGTGCACTCGGGGCGGATCTTTCTCAGGGAGATGACTTCTGCGCATTCACCTTCCTCTTTCCATTGGGCCGTGAACAGTACGGTGTAAAGACGCGCAGTTACATTACCGAGCTCACGATGACGCGGCTTCCTGGAGCAATGCGACACAAGTACGAGGAGTTCGTCAATGAAGGAAGCCTTCATGTAATGCCCGGTAACATTCTTGACATGATGGAAGTTTACGACGATCTCGATCGGTTCATTCTAACTTCCGAATACGACGTTCGAGCGCTTGGCTACGATCCATACAATGCCAAGGAGTTAGTAGCTCGTTGGGAAGGAGAGAACGGTCCGTTTGGTATCGAGAAGGTCATCCAAGGAGCTAAGACCGAATCGGTTCCTTTGGGCGAGATCAAGATCATGGCGGAAGAACGACTCCTAATCTTTGACCAAGGTCTCATGTCTTTTGCGATGGGTAACGCCATAACATTGGAAGATACCAACGGCAATCGTAAGCTTTTGAAGAAGCGTCAAGAAGAAAAGATCGACAATGTTGCAGCCCTGATGGATGCATGGGTTGCTTTCAAGCTTAACAAGGATGCGTTTGAGTAGGGAAGGAGGTGGGATGGCAACGCGAGTTGGTACGGCACTAAGGCATGCGTGGAACGTCTTTACTACAAACGTGAACAAAGCTCGCCCTTACGGATATTACGGCACAGGCAATGCTGGTCGGCGTCCTGATCGCCTAAGATTTAGAATCCCCAATGAGCGCTCCCTGGTCTCCTCGATTTATACTCGTCTTAGCATTGACGTTGCTTCCATAGACATGCGTCATGTAAGACTAGACGACGAAAAGAGGTATAAAGAAGATATTGACAGCGGTCTCAATAACTGTTTGACTGTAGAAGCCAATATCGACCAAGCTGCTCGCGCATTCCGACAAGATATTGCTCTGACGTTGTTCGACAGAGGTGTCGCTGCGCTAGTTCCGGTGGATACGACTATTAGTCCAGAGACTTCTGGCGGGTACGACATTCTCACGCTACGCGTTGGAGAGATCACCCAGTGGTTTCCTCAGCATGTTCGAATAAGTGTGTACAACGAAGAGTCGGCGCAACGAGAAGAGATTACTTTACACAAAACTGCAGTAGCCATTGTTGAGAATCCGTTGTATTCGGTGATGAACGAACCGAATTCGACTCTTCAGCGTTTGTTGCAGAAGCTTAATTTGTTGGATGTTGTCGACGAGCAATCCGCTTCTGGAAAGCTTGACATCATCATTCAGCTCCCCTATGTGATCAAGTCTGAGGCGCGCCGAGAACAGGCAGAACAGCGCCGAAAAGACATCGAGTTCCAACTCAAAGGTAGCCAGTACGGTATCGCTTATACAGATGGAACCGAAAAGATCACTCAGCTGAATCGGCCAGCCGAAAACAACATGATGGCTCAAATCGAGTATCTAACACAGATGCTCTATGGCCAACTTGGTCTGACCGAAGAAGTGATGAACGGTACGGCGGATGAGAAAGCTATGTTGAACTATTGGAATCGTACTATCGAACCGGTTCTTTCAGCTATTACAGAAGCAATGATACGCACCTTCTTGACAAAAACTGCTCGAACACAAAAGCAGACGGTTGCGTTCTTCAGAGATCCGTTTCGTCTGGTTCCAATCGAAAATATTGCTGAGATTGCCGACAAGTTTACTCGTAATGAGATCATGACGTCGAACGAGATGCGCCAAGTTGTTGGCATGGCTCCGCATCCGGACCCCAAGGCTGACAAGCTGATGAACAGTAACATGCCGCAAGGAAGCGATACGCCAGTCGACAAGCAAGTCCTCAACTTGGTACCGACCTCAGACGCGACTGATCCAACACTGGGAAAGAAGGTTCAAAATGGGAGCAGAGGCTAAGCCTGACTTCAGCGGCTACGCCACGAAGGCTGGTCTTAAATGCTCAGATGGCCGAACGATTACGCCAGACGCGTTCAAGCATCAGGATAAAGAGATTGTCCCCTTGGTCTGGCAGCATGGTCACAATGAGCCCAGCAACGTATTGGGACACGCTGTTCTTGAGAACCGCAGCGATGGCGTCTATGCCTACGGTTTCTTCAACGGAACCGATCAGGCGAAGAACGCACTAACTCTGGTTCAGCACAAGGACATCAAGTCGTTGTCCATCTATGCCAACCAGCTCACAGAGAAGTCGAAGCAGGTTTTGCACGGCTTCATTCGTGAAGTGAGTCTGGTTCTCTCTGGCGCGAACCCCGGCGCCCTTATCGACAACGTAACTCTCGCGCACTCCGATGGCGAGCTGGTGACGTTGGAGGATGAAGCGATTATCTACACCGGTTTGGAACTGCATCATGCCGATGGCGAGTCAACGGAAGAGACCGAAGAGAAGGAAGAGACCGAAGAGAAGGAAGAGACCGAAGAGAAGAAGGTCGAGCATTCCGCTGAGGATCCAACGGTTCAGGAAATTTACGATGCGATGACTCCTGAGCAACAGACTGTCGTTCACTACATGATCGGTTCTGCGCTTCAGATGGCTGGAGCCGAGATGAAGCAGTCGAGTGAAGAGAGTGAAGAGGAGTCAACAACCTCGGAAGAGGAGTCTAAGTCAGAACTAGTCCATGATGAAAATAAAGAAGAAGGAGTGCGCATGACTCGTAATGTCTTCGAGGAGCAGAATGGTAGGAAGAAGCGCCCCCTTCTGAGCCAT